CGAGATAGCGACAGAGAAGCGTAAACCTGGACGACCGCGCAAAGATGAGCGACGCACTACTTGTCAAAGCGATTGAGCAATACGAGTCCGTCGCCGAGACGCATGGAGAGCTGTCGAAGGAGCGTACACAGGCGCTGGACTACTACCTTGGCAACCCGCTCGGGAACGAGGTAGACGGCCGATCCCAGGTCATATCCCGCGATGTCTGGGATACCGTGGAGTGGATCAAGCCGCAACTCGCGGACATCTTCTGCGGCGGCGATGAGGTGGTGTTGTTCACGCCTCGTGGCCCTGAGGATATGCAGGCGGCCGAGCAGGAATCCGAGTTCGTCAACTACATCATCACCCAGAAGAACAACTGGTTCGAGACGTGGTACTGCTGGAGTCATGACGCGCTGCTGCAGAAGGTTGGCTACGTCAAAGCCTACTGGGATGACAGCGAGGACATCACCAAAGAGAAGTACAAGGGGCTGACCGAAGACGAGGCGGTCCTGCTGTTCCAGGATGAGGGGGTTGAGCCTGTCGCGGCAGAGCGATCAGAAGCCGGCTGGGACATCGAGGTACAGCGCACCCACAGTTACGGGTGCGTCCGGCTGGTCAACGTGGCGCCTGAGAACGTCCGCGTTGACCCCAACGCGCGAAACCTGAACCTGCAAGATCCGAGCTGCAACTTCTCGGAGCACTGCGAGCAGAAGACCATCAGCCAGCTACGGCTGGAGGGCTTCGACGTCGATGACGACCTTTCCGACAGCGGCAGTACCAGCAATGCCTGGGAAGAGGAGCGCCGGCAGGATCCGTCCACGCTGCGAAGCGACGGCAGCGAGAACACAGACCCGAGCATGCGTAAGGTCTGGGTGCGGGAATGCTGGATTCGCTACGACGAGGACGGCGACGGCAAGGCCGAACTGCGCCACGTCATCATCGTTGGCACGACGATCCTGTTGAACGAGGAGGCGGAGAACTCGCTGCTCGTCGCGCTGTGCCCGACGCCTCTGCCGCACCAGCACACCGGCCTGAGCCTGGCCGATGCTGTCAAGGACTTGCAACTCATCAAGACCGCGCTTCTGCGTGGATCGCTGGATAACGTCTACCTGGCGAACAACGGGCGCCATGCGGTTGATGAGTCGCTTGTCAACCTCGATGACATGCTTGTCAGCCGGCCGGGCGGCTTGGTGCGGACCAAGGGCGACCCGCGTATGGCGATCATGCCGCTGACGCACTCCACGACCGGCGATGTGGCCGTGCCGATGATGGAGTACGTAGACCGCGTGGCCTCCAAGCGCACTGGGGTGAGCGAGGCACAGCAGGGTCTGGACCCGAACGCGCTCAACAACAACGCCGGAGCGCACGCCAACTCGGCCATGCTGACCGCTGCGATGCAGCGCATCAAGTTCATCGCGCGCATCTTTGCCGAGACGGGCGTGAAGTGCCTGTTTCAGCTTGTCCATGCCCTGACGCTGAAGCACTCGCGTAAGGCTGAGATGATCCGTCTGCGCAATCAGTGGGTTCCGGTCGATCCGCGCCAGTGGAAGAAGCGCGCAGACATGCAGATCAGCGTCGGCCTGGGTGCCGGCGACAAGATGCAGCAGATCGTCTTCCTCGAAGGCGTGCTCCAGAAGCAGATTCTGGCCTTGCAGGCTGGCCTGACCAGCCCGCCCAAGGTCTACAACGCACTTAAGCGGCTGACGCAGGCTGGCGGGTTCAAGGATCCCAATGAGTTCTGGGACGACCCGTCCACCAAACCGCCGATGCCGCCTGCTCCGAACCCGGAAGTGGTCAAGGAGCAGATGAAGGGCCAAGTCGCGGTCCAGGTCGAGCAGATGAAGGGCCAAGTCTCGCTCCAGCAGGAGCAGCAGCGGGCCCAACTCAAACTGCAGGAACTGCGCGCAACGCTCGAACTGCAGGCCGCCAACGACGCCCGCGACGCCGAGCGCGAGCAGATCAAGGCCCAGTACGAGGCGCAGCTCGAGGCCCAGCGTCTGGAGATCGAGAAGTGGAAGACGCAGGTTCAGGCACAGGTCACGCAGTACACGACCGACGCCAACAACGAAACCAAGATCCAGATTGCCGAGATGCAGGCCCGCGTGCAGGTCCATTCGCAGGACCAGCAGGCCGAAGCGCAGGACAAGCAGTCGGCCATCCAGGCGCAAGAGGCCGACAAGGGCCGCATGCACGACGAGAAGATGGCCGACAAGACCCACGAGCACACGAAAGAGCAGGCCAAGGAGCAGGCAAAAGCCCAGCCAAAGCCGGCAGACAGCAGCAAGGACATTGCGGCCCTTGAGAAGACCGTGCAAGAGGTCATCAAGGGCCAGAAGCAGTTGGAAGAGACGATGCGCAAGCCCAAGAAGATCCTCCGCGACAAGGAAGGTCGGGTCATTGGCGCGGCAATTGAGGACTGATTCATGACCGAAACGCCGGCAGAGGTGAATGCGAAGTTGGTGATCAGTGGCACTTTCGAGTGCCGAGACGCCGCAGGCAACCTCATAAAGACCATTGAACTGAAGACGGAGGTTCCGTTGAGCCAGGAGCAAATGAATGACGATCAGCGTAGCGAATGAGTGCAAGGCCGCCGGCCTGAACGGCATCACCGCACTCCTGAACTCGGGGCAATTCCGCCTGCTCACCGCGGCGGATGCAGAACTGGCGAACCTCACGTTCTCGGCGACCGCGTTCGGTGCTGCGACCACGGCCAGCCCGGCTGTTGCCACGTCCAACACCATCAGCGCTGACACGTCGGTGACGGCCGGGACCATCGCGAAGTTTGAGCTTCGCACTTCGGGTGGTGCCAACCGCATCACCGGCAGCGTTGGCGTTGGTACTGGCGATCTACAGGTCTCGGATGCTGTGATTCCCGGTACGGCAACCTCTGTTAGCTGCCCCGGCGGCCTGACGATCTCGCTGCAGATCACGTAATGACGGCATTCCGCCTGACCAAGGCTATTCGCCTCTCGGTGCAGGCGGTTGCGGCCATTACTGGAGACTTGGCCCAGGACACCGGCCCTGGGGCCGCAACGGCGTTCACGCTCAGTGGCCCAACAACCGGCGTGAATGGCGTTGCAACAACGTTCACGGTGACGCCTAACGGGGCGCTGTCGTCGTCGGTGGTGGTCACGCCTGCTGCCACCAATGCCGGATCGGTGTCGCCGACCTCGCTCACCTTCTCTGCTGGCTCTACGGCTGCGCAGACGTTCACTGTGACGAGGGCAAGCGATGGGGCGTCATCGGTCAGCATCACCAACAACGGTGGGTTGTCCAACCTCGGGACGCCGATCACGTTCACGACCGTTGCGGGCGGGACGTTGGCCTCCTTCGAACTCACGACGACCAACGCTGGCACTGGCACATATCCCTTTTACCTCTGCCATCCGTTCGGCAAGGGTGAAGTGCCGAACTCGATCACATGCAGCAACCTTGTTGACTACCGCGTGGTCGTGCTGCGCACCTGGAACGACGGCAGCGCCAAGCATGTCCTGATCGTCGGGCGGGCTACGCTGACGCAGAACACGCCGGTTACGGTGTTCATGGCTGCCGGCACGCCTCCCTCGTCTGGCACGAATCTGGCCCAGACCGATATCCCGGTGGGCGCTTACAGCATTGGCATTGGCGGCACCACGCTGACGTTCGCCCCGCGCACCGACACGCCGTACTACTCCAAGCAGACCCAGGTGATGAGCGAATTCTGGTTCCGCCAGATCGACGCCGCCACCAAGATGATGGGCTGCATGGGTGTGCGCGTCTACAGCGATGGGCGCGTGCAGTGCAAGCCGTTCATCGCCAACGGCAGGCTGGACAACGGCTCCGGGGCCAAGGACACCACAATCGTTGAGCGCGTCTTCGTGCCGACCTTCGTGGTCAACGGCACGACCGTGTTCAACAACGGCGGGGCCAACGCCACCCTGCGCAAGGGCGCCCGCATCATGGGCGACAACGCCGAGGACGGCTGGTACTGGACCAACGGCACCAACCCGAGCATTACGCCGACCTTCGACGTGGACTACATCGTGTCCACCAAGCTGGTGCCGATGTACGGCTACGGCGACCCGGACAACGCCACGCTGGCTGCGCTCACGCAGAACTATGTGCTGGGCAGCAACGGTCCGCTCGAGGCCGACATGGGCGCCCAGGGTGGTCAATTCCAGATCGGCCCGCTACCAGACTCGGATGCCAAGTACCTCACCAGCGGAGACGCACGAGCCTACCGCGCCGTGCTATGCACATCCTCGTCGCTGAACAGCTACAACATCGCAAACGGCTACACCGCAGACGGCAACGTGCTCAGGCTGTCCACTTTTGGCACCTGGACCCAGGACGGTCCGAACCAGGGCGGCTCCAACAACGCAGGCAACAGCGCCTACGTCTGGGACATCGCTCACCACGGCAGCGGTGGCTATCTCGCGTACATGCTGACGGGCGACCGCTGGCACTACGAGACGATGCTTCTGCAGATGGCTACGGCCTACCTGTGCGTGCATTCGGCAGCCGGAACCGGCGTGAATCGGCCGATGACGGGCTCGGATGCATCGTCCAACGCGCAGATCCGGGGGCACAGTTGGACCATGCGCACGCTGGGGCAGGTCGCGGCTATCGCGCCCGATGCAGAGCTGGCGGCAGGGCAGATTGCCGGTGAGTACCGCACGCTGCTCGTGAACAACTACAACCAGTTGCTCGCTCGCGCTCACGACGGGTCGGCTCCGCGCAAGCTCGGCATCCTGCATATCCGCGAGTACGGCCTGTGGGGACAGACCGGCGACATCCCGCTGTGGCAGGTCAACTTTGGCTGCGTCGCGCACGCGATGAACAGCGAAAGCGACTGCGTGCCGGATGCGAACTACCAGACGCTCGAGCGGGTGCGCGATTTCGCCTACATGGCGCCCATCGGCGCGCTGGGCGGAAGCGGCCTTGCGCATGAGCATGACTTCGTTCGTGGCGCGGCCTACGGCCACAAGGTGGCAGACGACAACAACGGCAACGGGTTCGTCAAGAACTGGGGCGAGTTTCACCAGAAGAACTACGGCAGCCTCAACACCACCGCTACGAACACGCTGCAAGGCGGCAGCGGCAGTGACCCTGCCACCATGGGCACGACGGTGGACAACTACTGGGCCATCCTCAGTACCGCCATCAGCTATGCCGCGCAGCACCGGGCCGAAGGCGCGCTCACGGCCTATCGTCGCCTGCATGCCGCGAGCAACTGGGCTGCTGGTGAGGCGAGCTTCGCCAACGGACCCAAGTGGGGCATCAAGCCGCGCTCGCTGCCGGCTGTCTCCTACACCCTGCCGACCACCACCAACACCTCCGTGCTGGTTGGCACGAACACTGCCCGCAGCATCAAACCCAGCGGGTGGACGGATGGGCAGTTCGACCTGTCCACGTTCTGGTCCTTCGGTGGTGGCGTCTTCGTGCCGTGGTATGGCGATGCCGGCGCCTGGGTCATGTGGAATCCGGGTGGGCACAACAACCAGGGCCTGCTTGCGACGTTTGGTTGGGACGTGGCTACACGCACCTGGTTCTTCCTGAACAACGCCAACGGGGTAGCGCTGGACAGCACCCCGGTGCAGCAGAGTGAAGCCAGCGCTTCGCCATGGTACGAGATGCTCGAGGCCACATCGGGCCAGTTCCCGGCGCCTGGGCATATCTACGCGTCGCACGCAGCTCTGCGACGCGGCAATCAGGGTGTAGTGATCGCGCCGACGCGAGGCGCCATGTTCGACGGCACCAACGGTGGCAACTTCTCATCGCCATCGGCGCACTGGGTGGACCTGGAGACTGGGCTTGCCACGCGAGCCTGCGCCAGTGCGAACGCTTCATCGACCATCCATGTGGAGGGCTCGTCCGCCTACGACCCGGTAGACGGGCGGATCTACTTCACCGACAGCCAGTTCTGGAACCGCCAGTTCATCTCGTACATCCGCCTGAGCGACATGACGTTCCAGACGCTCGCACTCAGCGGATTCCCGCCTGGCGCAGTCAACTACACCAAGATGGTGTGCATCCCGGAGCGCCGGGTGCTGGTGATCGTCGATGCGACGGGCGCGCTGTTCGGCGTGGATTTGACGGTGGATACGCCGACGATCACGCAGCTCACAACTGGCGGGCCCGGCTTCGCCGGCAACAGCGGTAGCAACTCATGGGTCTGGAACAGGCGTACCGGCAAGCTCTATCAGAAGTGGAGTTCCACGGGCAACTCGCTCAACACGATCACGCCCCCGCAGACCAGTGCTTACGGATTCAGCGGTACGTGGACGAAGGGAAGCGTGACCATCGGTGGCTCCGGCCTGCCAAACCGCACGCTCGAGCAGGAGCACTACACCTGCCTGTTCGACAGCGAGGTCACCGACTGCCTGGGCTGGATTGCCGGCTCCACCCAGCAGGTTGCGCTGGCGCTCATCTAACTTCAGGGTCTTGAGATGGCATGGAACCCAGTCAACGGCAGCGCGCCGACTGACGATTTCAACAGGGCCAATGGCAACGTCGGCGCCAATTGGACGCACACCCGTGATTTGGCGTGGGATGCGACGCCTCCGCAGATCGTCACCAATGCCGTCTACGGCAAATCAGGCGGAACCGCTCACTATCAGGTGATTCGGTGGGACGGAACCGGCTCGTTTTCCAACGACCAGTATGCCGAGGGAACCATTGTTGGCATGGCCTTCAATGGGTCGCAGTGGTTCGCAGGCGTGGTCGTGCGGTGTAGTGCAGACACCGACGCGGCTGCAGACTTCATCGGCGCCTACGTCGAGGACGATGCAGCCAGCGGCTCCAGCCACACGGTGCAGGTGGTGGAGGTCGTCAATGGCTCCTCATCGTCCCTCGCGACCATTACCGGCGTGGCGTGGACCAACTCCAACAAGATCGGTCTGGAGGTGATCGGCAGCACGGTCAAGGTGTTCAAGGACCGCGTGCAGATCGGATCGAACTACACCGCCACCCTTACCACTGGTAAGCCGGGGGCTCTGCTCAGTGGCAACGGGACTGCGCTGATCGGGCTCGATGCCATCGAACTGGGTGACGCCACCAGCGCGAACGGCGCTACGCGCGCCATGCATCATCTTTGCCAACAGAGGATTTCCTGATGTCCATCTATCTCAAACAATCCACGGCCTCGCAGGAAATTCCGCTGGGCTACTTCGTTGACAGCACGGACGGCAACACCGAAGAGACCGCGCTGACCATCGCCAACACCGATATCAAGCTCTGGAAGGCCGGCGCGACCACGCTCGCCAACAAGAACAGCGGCGGCGGAACACACATCTCAAACGGCATCTACTACGCCGTTCTGGACGCGACCGACACCGACACTCTCGGCTCGATGATCGTTTTCGTTCACGTCTCCGGCGCCTTGCCGGTGCGTGTGGAATGCGTCGTCCTCGCGGCGAATGTCTATGACTCGCTGATCGGCGGCGGCGATCTACTCCAGGTCGATGCCACGCAGTTCGCCGGCACGGCCTACGCCACCGCGCTTGCGGCCGAGGTTGATGCGGTGTGGGACGAGCAAGTGGACGGCACGACCACAGCTCGCCAGTCGGTGCGGCTGCAGAACTCTGCGATGGGTGGCAAGGCGAGCGGTCTCGGGACCACGACTGCGGTGTATCGAGACCTGGCCGACTCCAAGGATCGCATCTCTGCGACCGTGGATGCGGACGGCAATCGCACTGCGGTGACTCGTGACCTGACCTAAGAAGGGACGCGGCGGTGTTTGGGGGCCGCTTCTTCGGGCAACGCTTCTTCGGTGAGCGCTATTTCGGTCACCGGGGGCTGGTTGTCCTTGGGCGCTACTTCGGTGGCCGAAACTTCGGCGTGCGCTACTTCGGCCCCCGGTACTGGGGTACGAAGCGCATCAGCGCGTTTGCATTGGCCCAGACCAGCGGTCCGTCCATCGCTGGCGTTGTCGGTGTTGCGGGGGATCTGTCCTTCCCGTGGCCGGTGGCGCCATCCGCGCTCGGGTTGGCTGGGACGGTATCCGTTGGTGCCGTACTAAGCTTCGACAATGAGACCGATTTCGCGGTAACGCCACCGCTAGAGATCGCCGCATTGAGCGCCGCCGTGACGATGGGGGCGGCCAGCTTCTCGTTTGGTCTGCCAGTCCCCGGCACTGGGTGCTACTACGGCTCGAGATACTTCGGCTCCAGGTTCTTCGGGTCGAGATACTTTGGCACTAGGCGGCAGTTCGCCCTCAGTGTCACTGCCGGCCCGTCCATGGCTGGGGTTGCTGGGGTGGCCGGTGCGCTTGCCCTGGATCTTGGCGTTTCTCCGTCCACGTCGATTGCGCTGAGTGGCACCGTCACCACAGAGGGCGACTGGAGAGAGGCGGCTGTTATCCCGCCCAAGCGCGCCGTTGGTACGCCGGCCAAGAAGCGCCGTCGTAACTACATCATCGACGGCAAGAAATACCACAACGTCACCGACGAGGAGTTGGCCTTCCTGCTGTCGCGCGACCTTATCCAGCGCGAGCAGGTCAAGGTTATCTACAAGGACAAGAAGGCGCGTCCGATTGGCAAAGAGGCGTTCGAGGCTGCAAAATCCAAGCAGAATCAGGACGAATCCGACGAAATCGCAGCGCTCATCGCGCTGTTGTGAGGCACATGGACAAGAAAGAAACCGAGATTGCTGCGGGGCAGCGGGCAGAGCAAATACTCACTGACCCGGTATTTATCGCGGCCCGCGAACATATTGATGCCGAGTTATATCGGCTATTTACTAGCGCGGTTCCGACCGATTTGGAGGCACTGAGCCAGATAAAGGCCATGCAATATATGCACGGCAAGTATCTGCAGTATCTCCAAAAGGTTGTAAATGACGGGAAACTCGCTAAACTGGAGGTCGAGCGGAAACCTCGACATTCCGCTAGCGAGTTTGGGTATCGATAATCGAGCCCGCTCCCGAAAGGATTAATGGGAATCGAGAGTACGCCGGCAACGGAAGCTCCACAGGGCCTCACCGAAGAACAGGGTGTGGCCGAACTGCTGAATCGGTGGAAGGGCAAGGAACCGGCCCAAGCCGATCAGCCGGAAACCGAGGAAACCACGGACGAAACCCCGACCGAGCAGCCGAAAGGCGACGCCGGCCAGGAGGAAGAAGTCCGGCAGGAGACCGAGGATTCCGAGGACGAGGGTGAAACCGAAATCGACGTTGCGGGGGAGAAGTTCAAAGTCCCCGCCAAGCTGAGTGAGACTGCGAAGCGCATCGAGGCCAGGGCCAAAGAGGTTGAGGCCGGTGCGACGCGCAAGTTTCAGGAGGCCGCCGACCTTCGGAAAGCCGCTGAGGTTCAACACCAGACCGTCAAGCAACTGCAGAAGATCAGCGAGGCCCAGGCCGACCTGATCGCCGACCACAGGATGGTCGCGCGCAGGCTGACGCAACTGGAAAGCGTGGACATCAACAGCGTTGACACTGAGACGCTGACCCGCCTCAACGCGGAATACAACCAACTCCAGGCTGCAAAGGGCCGGATCGAAGGGCAATACGCCCAGAACATCCAAGCCATGCAGGCTGAAGAGCAAAAGGCGTTCTCTGCTCGCAAAGAACATGCCGAGAAGCTCTTCACGACCCACATCAAGGGCTGGAGCGCGGACAAGGCCAAGAGCCTGTCCGAGTACGCAAAGAGCAAGGGAGCACCGGATGGCGTCCTTCAGGGCGTAACCGATGCATGGATGGTGCAGATCCTCGATGACGCGGCCTATGGGCATGCGATGAGGACGGCCAAAGGTCCGACGCTGAAGCGGGTGGAAGCCCCGACCAAGACCCTGAAGCCAGGTGCTGCAGGGAGCCCGAATTCAGCGGCCCAAGCCAAGGTAAGCGACGCGATGAAGCGTCTTCAAAAGTCGGGGCGTCTTGAAGACGCTGCGGCGGCACTGCTGGCGAGGTCCGCTTTCCGTAAAAGGTAAGCAAAGTGACCCAAGTTTCCGGAACCCTTGACACCTACGATCTCGTCGGCATGGCCGAGGACGTCGAGGACGTCATTTTCAACATCTCGCCGACCGACACGCCGGCCCTGACCATGGGCAAGCGCAAGAAGGCCACGGCGACGAACCACCAGTGGCAGACCGACTCGCTGGCTGCGGCGAGCTCGAACAAGGCGGTCGAAGGCGATGACGCCTCGTATGCGACTGCTGCGCCGACGGTGATGCTGTCCAACCGCCTGCAGATCGCACAGAAGACGGTGCTGGTTTCCGGCACTGCCGACGCTGTTCGCAAGTACGGCCGCGCGGAGGAATTCGCGTACCAACTGATGAAGCGCGGCAAGGAACTCAAGCGCGACATCGAGTTCACCATCGTGCGAAACCAAGCCTCAAGCGTTGGTGGCTCGCAGACCGCTCGCCAGGCGGCCGGCTGGGAATCCATGATCGCGGGCAACCGCATCTTCTCGGCCTCGACCGACTCGACCGGCACGACCCCGGGCTACGCCTCTGGCGACTGGGGCGCGCCGACCGATGGCACGACCGCTGCTCTGGACGAGACCACGCTGGTTTCGGCTCTGACGGCTGCGTGGACTGACGGTGGTGACCCGAGCGTCATCATGGTCGGCACGGCTCAGAAGCGGAAGGTCGCCGGCTTTGCCGGTGCGACCAGCTTCGCGGGTGTGTCGGTGAACCAGGGCCGAACGGCTCAGGGCGTGGTGGTTGGCGGTGTGGACCTCTACATCTCCGACTTCGGCGAGCACAAGGTGGTTCTGAACCGCTACATGCGCGCGTCCACGCTGTTCTGCATCGACCCCGACTACGTGTCCACCGCGTGGCTGCGGCCCATCAAGTACACGTCGCTGGCGAAGACCGGTGACGCGGACAAGGGCCAACTGCTGTGCGAGTTCACCGTGGTGATGGAGAACCCGGACGCGCACGCGAAGATTCAAGACCTCACCTAACGCTCCTTGATCCCCGGGGCTTCGGCCTCGGGGGTTTTTTGGAAGGAAAGAACCATGCGACTGGCACCGAACTACCTCCGCCTGAACAAGCAACTGCCACCGAACTACCGGCGCATCAACAACCGCTAACCATGCAAGTACGACTCTCCGTCCCTGAACAGTTGCGCAATCGGCCACCGAAGTTCCATGGTGAGTGGGTTGGCTATCACGACAGGGTGGGGAGGGTGTTGGCTGGCGCCGGCGGCGGCGGTGTGTGGGTCGAGTTCGAGGCCGGCAAATACGTCGGCTGCCCCGTCAAACACTTGAGCAAGCCATGAAGATCCTCGGCGTTGAGTACGACCCGCTGACGGGTGTCAAGACAACCTATGGGGCCGAGGACGGAAAGATGATCGTCAAGACGGAGCAGGACGTTGCTCCGCATCTTGACTACACGCAGGCGCTGCGTAACGACCCGGACTACGCCAAGCGCGGCATCAAGCAGAACTTTCAGCACATCGGGCACATCCCAAACTCGGTCGTAGCCAAGATGCTCACCGAGGACGGCTTCGACGTGATGCGCTTCCCGGCGCGCGAGGTAGTCAAGTTTCTGCGCAAGAACTGGGACAAGTACGGAAAGCTGATCGTCACCGCATCGGGGCGCATCTGATGGAGGAACTCGGGTACTACAAGCACATCGAGTCGTTGCTTGATGAGGAGCCCGACGAGGCTGCCAGGCGCTGCACGGCGCTTCTTGACAAGGACTGCGACGACCATCACGCCATGTTCCTCATGGCGTCGGTCTTCCTGCGGGGAGAGAAGTACGGCGTCTCTTCGCTGCTCTTCCGCCGCATCACCGAGCTGGTGCCCAAGCGCTCGGAGCCGTGGAATAACCTCGGCATGTGCTTCGGCGGCATGAAGCAGCACCACAAGGCCCGCCAGTGCTACCTCAAAGCTTGGGATCGCGAGAAGCGGCCACTGTACGCCGCGAATGTTGGCGTCACGCACATGGAAGAGCGCGACTACAAGCGCGCCATCGAGTGGTCTGAGACCGCCCTGCGGATGGACCCGACATGCGTCACCGCGCTCAATACTCGCGGACTGTCGCGCATCGCTCTGGGTCAGTGGAAAGACGGTTGGAAGGACTGCCGAGCCCAGATCGGCGGCAAGTTCCGCAAGCGCCTCCAGTTCCTTGACGAAGGGATGTGGGACGGCAAGCCCGGCACCAACCTTGTGATCTACGGCGAGCAGGGGCTGGGCGACGAAATCATGTACGCATCTTGCGTGCCTGATGCCGCTCGCGAGAACACGGTTGTGCTGGAGTGCGACCGCCGGCTGGAGGGCCTGTTTCGGCGCTCGTTCCCGCAGATCGCGGTCTACGGCACGCGGCTGGCGAAAGAAATCGAGTGGCCGAACAGCCACAAGATCGACGCCAACATTCCGTGCGGGCAACTCCCCGAGTTCTACAGGCCGACGCCCGACTCCTGTCCCGGCACGCCGTACCTAGTGGCCGACCCTGAGCGGCGCATCCAGTGGCGTGCGCTGTTCGACTCGTGGGGGCCGAAGCCCAAGATCGGCATTGCTTGGAGTGGTGGCAGCAAGCACAACAACCCTGAGGCGCGCTCGGCCGGCATCGATGCGTTCCGCCCGCTGATTCAGGCCATCGACGCGGATTGGATAAGCCTTCAGTACAAGGGCGACACATTGCGCGAGATCGAGGAGGCGGGGCTTCCGGTCAAGCACTACAAGCGCGCCAGTGAGTCGGAGGACTACGACGACACCGCAGCGCTAGTGGCCGAACTGGATCTCTACATCGGTGTGCATACGAGCGCACACCATCTCGCTGGTGCGTTGGGCGTGCCGTCCATCGTGTTCACCAACGAAAAGAGCAACTGGAACTACCAGCCAGAGCTGCGCAAGTTCCCTTGGTATCAAACGACCACGTTGTTCCCGCAGAAGCCGGGCGAGACGTGGACTCAGACTATGGAGCGACTAGCAAATGATCCCGCTCTACTGCGGATTCGACCAGCGCGAAGCGGCGGCGTATCACGTCTTCTGCCAATCGGTGATTCAGACCGCTACCAGCCCAGTAGCGTTCTACCCGCTTGCGCTGAAGCTGCTGCCTGAGTACACCGAGACTCACACCGACGGCTCCAACCAGTTCATCTACAGCCGCTTCCTCGTCCCGTTCCTCCAGGACTATCGCGGCTGGGCCATCTTTGCCGATGGCGACATGCTCTGCCGGGCCGACATCTCGGAACTGTGGGCCATGCGTGACCAGCGGTATGCGGTCATGGTGGCGAAGCACAACTACTCCTCAAAGGCACAGAGGAAGTACATCGGCACGTCGCTCGAGACGCACAACGCGGTCTACCCGCGCAAGAACTGGTCAAGCGTGATGCTGTGGAACTGCGGCCATCCGGCGAACCGGATCCTGACGCCGAAGTACGTTGAGGAGCACTCCGGCCGCGTCCTGCACCGCTTCGAGCACCTGCACGATGAGCAGATCGGCGATCTGCCGCGTGAGTGGAACTGGCTGGCTAGCGAGTACGAGCACAACCCGGATGCCAAGCTTGTGCATTACACGCTGGGCGTGCCGGGCATGGAGCACTACAAGGACTGCGACCACTCGGCGGAATGGCATCTCACCAAGCAGGCCGTCAATCACATCGAAGCGTGAACGTCACGTTCAAGCACTGCGGAGAGCACCTCGCCTCCAGCCGCTACAGGGCTCTCATCCCAACCGTTGAGCTAGCGAAGCTCGGCATCGGCCCAGGCCCTGAGTGGGTCGTGATGGGCAAGCACAACTGGAACTGGGACGAGCAGACGGCCGGCTACAGCAAGAAGTGCTTCGATGTCTGTGACGACAATTTCGACCACCCACAGTGGGGCGAGCACTATCACCTGTGCTGCCTGAAGGCCGATCTGGTGACGTGCAACAGCGCGGAGATGCAGCGCATCATCCACGAGCGCACGGGCAAGGATGCCATCGCGATCCCGGACCCCTACGAACAGCCAGAGAAGCCGCCCCGCGTTCACGACAAGCTGCTGTGGTTCGGCCACCGGACCAACCTGCGCGACTTGGCCCCATGGGTGGGCAAGCTCAAGAACCTAGAGGTGGTCTCCAACTTCGAAGGCACCACACCATGGAGCCCGCAGGAGATGGATCGCGCTTTTGATAGGGCCGGCCTGGTCGTGATCCCTACCGGTAAATCCATGGCAAAGTCAGCCAACAGGGCGATCGAATCCCTCCGCAGGGGCCTGTTCCCTGTGTGCGGATACCTCCCATCATACGGTGACCTCGGGGTTTATGTTGGCGATATTGGCGATGGCGCGAAATGGGCGCTATCCCACCAAGACGAGGTTATCTCGCGCATTAAGCGTGCCCAGGCATATATCCGTGGTGAGTATTCGCCGCGCAGGATTGGAGCGCTATGGAAAGCAGCCCTATTCGGCTAAACTTGGGCTGCGGGGCCAAGATCTGGCCTGGGTTCGTCAATATCGACTTGGCGAATAACTGGACGAGCATCCAACCCGACGTGGTTGCGGATGTGACCGGCCCGCTACCTTTCCCCGACGACTACGCGGACGAGGTTCACGCCTACCACCTGTTTGAGCATATCTACCGCTGGAAAAGCGAGGACGTGCTTAAAGAGTGGATCCGGGTTCTGAAGCCCGGCGGGCTCCTGGTGCTGGAAATGCCGTGCCTGGACAAGATCCTGGACGCATTCATCTGGTACGCAGAACGCCAGAAGCCAGCGCCGATCCACCTGACGATGTGGGGCCTGTTCGGTGACCCTCGGTACAAGAACGAGGCCATGTGCCACCGCTGGTGCTATTCGGCATCAGAACTGCGTGACCTCCTGACCTACGCCGGGCAAGTCGATATCACCGAAGCGGAGCCACAGACGCACCAGCCAGTGCGCGACATGAGGTTTGAGAGCAGGAAGCCATGGCGACAACCTACAGTGCCCTGAAGACCGAGATTGCGGACTTTGTGAACCGCAGTGACCTCACGTCTGTCGTTGACACGTTCATCGACCAGGCCGAGGCGGAGATGCAAATCAGGGTGAAGGAAATCGAGTTCGAGACGCGCTCGACGGTCACGGTGACGGCTGGCGTTGCGACGCTGCCCACAGGCTGGCTTTCGGCTCGCTCCGTGATCTGGAACGGCGACACCGCTCGCAGGTTGTCCTACGTGACCCCCGACAAGCTGGAGATGGTCAACGCCAGCAGTCCGTCATTCG